GGGCCGCCTCGGCGCGCCGTGTTCCATTCTTATATACCATAACCATTCCCAGAATTTATTCCAATGCCTCCAGTCGCTGATACCCTAATGGCCGAGCAATACGGCGTCCCTGTCTCTCTGATCACCACCCACCGCGAGCAGGTGCTCAAGGAGGGCACGCACTGGCAGCGGGATGGGAAGCGCATCCTTTGGCTGGCCGCGGGCCTCTCTGCCATCGAGGAGCTGGTGGCTGGGCTAGACCCTGAAAAAAAAGACGGGGGGGCGCCCGTGGTGGCCTCGGCGGCGGTGCCCTCCCCACCACCGCCCCCGGATCCTCCGGAGCCCGTGGCGGCACCGGAGCGGCGCAAGGCGATGGCCCGCGTCTACCTGAAGCACCCCAACCCCTGCTGGGTGAAGTGCCACATCCCCACCGAGCCGGATGCCGGCACCTTCGACGTCCGCATCCGCAACTCCAACCTCCTCGGCCCCAAGGCCCAGATCCCCGTCGAGCAGCAGCCGGACGGCACCTGGGTCTGCGTCCACCCTCACTACACCCCCAAGCCTTACCGCGCATGATCATTCAATCCGATTTCCTGACCCACTGGAAGGTCCACGCCCTCTCCGGCATCATCGGCCGGGCGGAAGCCCTCACCGCTTTGCTGGCGCTCTGGGGCCACTGCCAGAACTCCCGGACTTATGTCTTTGAGTTCACCCTGCCCATGCTGGCGGGGATCTGCCAATACCAAGGCAACGCCGCCACCCTGCACCAGGCCATGCTCGACTGCCGGCTGCTCGACCCCCTCGAAGACGGCAAGTATGAGGTCCACGGCTGGGCCGAAAAAAACGCCAGCTATGTCTCCTGCTGGGCCAACGGAGCCAAGGGTGGAACCAAAAAAAACCCATCGGCTACCCCAAACGCATCACAGGGCATCCCATCGGCTACCCCAAACAACCCGATGGGTAACCCATCGGCTACCCATCGGGTACCTATAGGACCCCCTTGTGAAGAGAAGGAAGAGAAGGAAGAGAATAGAAAAGAAAAGAAGGAAGGAACCGTGCCTGCCGGCCCGGCGGCTTCCATGATTTTCTGGGATCTCGCCTCCGGCTGGACAGGCTTCACCCCTGTCCTCCGTGAAAACCTCACCAAGGCATTCCCGGGCATCGATGTGGATCTGGCCTGCATGGAGACAGACCGCTGGCTGCGCGACAACCCCGGCAAGGCCGGCAAGAAAAACTGGCTGAGCTTCCTCACCAACTGGCTGAGGAGATCCTCCCCGTCTGGAGACAGTGCGGATGACAGCACTAGCCAAAATCACGCACAAAAAAATGAAGACGCGACCCGCCCGCCGTTGCACCTGGTGCGGCCGGCCCCGGCAGGGCCATGGCGTGCGGCCTTCACTGCCACCTACAGCCGCCCGGCAGACATCGACTGGGCCGCCCTGCCTCCCGCCATCCAGCGCGAGATCAAGGACATCCTCGCCGCCGCAGATCCCCTGCAGCTGGCGGCATGGATGGCCCTCGAAAAAAATGAAAAGAGGGCCGCCGTATGAGCCAGGAGCCCCTGAAAATCCCCCACCAGCCGGAGTCGGAGCTGGCGCTGCTGGCCTGCCTGCTGATGGACCCGCCGCGCATGGATGGCATCACCGCCCGCGTCAGCGAGGACTGGTTCTACTCCGGCACCCACAAGCAGCTCTGGCAATGCCTGCACCACTTCCACACCACGGGCGCCGCCTTCGATCCGCTGGCCATCATCGCATGGGCCAAGGCAAATGCTGACGAGGCCGTGCGGAAAAATGTGCCGTCCATCGAAAAACGGTGCGCCGAGCTGGTCAGCTACGTGCCCAGCACCACCAACTTCGACACCTACTTCGGCGTGGTGGAGGACGCAGCGATGCGCCGCCGGCTCATGCGCATGGGCCGGGCCCTGCACCATGCGGCCAACGACACCAGCCAGCCGTGGAAGGCCGCCATGGACGAGGCCGAGGCCAGCCTCTACGGCCTGCGCGAGATCCAGAGCATCAAGGGCAGCCGCCCGGTGCGCGAGGTCCTGAATGAGGTGGTGGACGCCTTCGAGATCCGGCACCAGCGCCGCGGAGATGCCACCATGGGCGTGCCCACCGGCTTCGCCGACATCGACCGGATGATCAACGGATTCCAAGGCGGCCAGCTCATCACCATCGGCGCGCGTCCGGCCATGGGAAAGACGGCCATCTTGTGGAATTTCATCGAGGGCATGACCATCGACCACCCCTATCCGGCGCCCGGCTGCTTCTACTCGCTGGAAATGCGGGACAGCGAGATCGTGGAGCGTGGCGTCCTTGGGCGGGCCGCGGTGAATTTCTCCAAGGGGCGCACCGGGATGTTTTCCGCCGGCGATTTCGCCCAGATCGGGCAGCAGGTGAAGGAGATCGGGAACAGCCCCCTCTACCTCTTCGACGGCTACAACATGACGATCGGCGATATGTGCGCGCAGATCCGCAGCGACGTCCGCCGGTGGGGCATCAAATACGCCGCCATCGACTACGGCCAGCTGCTCAAGGCCAGCAGCAAACGGGCGCAAAAGGAGAAGCGCCTCGAGGTCGAGGAAACGTGGGAACTGCTGAAAGGCGTGGCCAAGGCCCTCGACATCCCCATCATCCTGCTGGCGCAGTGCGGCCGCGGCGCGGATGACAACCCCAGCCGCCCGCCCCAGCTCAAGGACCTGCAGGAATCCAGCGCCATCGAGAAGTTTTCCGACATCGTGGCCTTCATCCACCGGACCAGCTATTACATCCCCTGGCCCCGGGTGAAGGAGGACTCGAAAGACGAATGGGAGACCAAGGCCAAGGACTGGGAAAAGGAAACCGGTCGCAGCTTCCCGGTAGGTGAGGACGACGACCGCACCGCCGGCCAGCGGATGTACGATTCTTGGGCGCAATTTATCATCGCCAAGCAGCGGAACGGCGCGGTGGGGCCGGTGGACCTCATCTTCCACGCACACCGGGCCCGGTTCTCCGGCCGCACCGGCAAGATATTCTCCAACAACCCAGCAGAACGCCAACACCACTAACCTTATGAAATGTGACTGCCCTGAATGCCTCGGATCTGGCCAGATCCCGTGCCCCGAATGCGCCGGCGATGGCGATGTGAACATCCCTATCGAGCGCATCAAGCTGGATCCGGACGCCGCGCATTACCTTGCGCTGCTGGCGGTCCAACAAGACGCCGACCGAGTGATCCGGCAGAGCGCCGAGCTGGCCAACCTCAAGCCGCACCGCGCCGAGAGTTACGCGCGGCAGACGGCCGCCTGCCTCGCCATCCTCGATCACGAGGCCCAAACCATCAAATCCACTCCCGCCTGACATGACCGCTCCCCGCTCCTTCAGCTACCGCGTCCTCCCGGCCCGCCCACCCAAGCCGCCGGTCGTCCCCTATCGGGACCTCACCGGCCTGCGGTTTGGGAATCTGGTGGTGCTTGGCTTCCTCTACTGCCGGGATAAAAAAGCCTGGTGGAACTGCGTCTGCGACTGCGGCGGCAAGTGCAACCAAGTGGTGGTCCGCGGGGACAAGCTGACCTGCGGGCAGACCCGGTGCTGCTCCTGCCGGATGGCCTATCCCACAGCCCCGAAAAATCCGCCCATCAAGGCGCGCCTCGGCACCACGCAGGACGGCGGCATGGTGCTTTCCGCCCCTCATGCCCCGCCCCCCCGCCGCGTCTACACCCCAGAGGAGCTGGCCGCCGCAGAGCTACTGAGCGCCCGCCAGATGCTGGAGCGCCGGGCGCCCCTCTCTGAAATCGCCGCTTACCTCGGCTGCGATATCGCCACCGCCAAACAACGCCTCGCTGCATAGCCCTCCCTTATGACCATCATCACCAAAAAAATCACCGTCCACTCCGACGACGGAGACCGCGACTATCCCGGCACCCTCGATATCTGCATGGACGCCACCCAAATGGATTGCCCCGTCACCTTCTACTCAGACGAGAAACCCGTTTTCTCCCTGGCCGCCGCCGAAATCCCCGCATTCTGCGACGCCCTCCGCGCCATAAATTTCTCCGCCTGATCTCTGCCATGGATTCCCTGCAACTCGCCGTAGACGCCCAGCCGGAGCACCCGGTGTATCCTGCCCTCACCCGGGAGCAGCTCGAGGCCTTGCCGCCGGCCATGGTGCTGTCTTTGCTCGAGGGGCGGTCCCGCCAGATCAGGCAAGAAAAGGACGACCCTTACCGCTACGGATTTGAGCCGGAGTTCTGGGACACCATGGACTGGGCGGTGGCGGGCCGGCGGGCGGAGCGGCCGGGGCAGGTGCTGGAAGTGCTCATCCTTGGCGGCAACCGCGCGGCCAAAACGGAGTTTGCCGCCAAACGCATGATTCAGGGGATCGTGGGGAATCAGGAGTGGGAATGCCTGATGCTGCACGCCGACGAGCCTGCCAGCCGCGCCGTCCAGCAAAAGCGCAGCTGGAAATACCTGCCGCCGGAGTGGAAGCCCAGCAGCGGGAAGGCCAAGAAGACCATCACCACCAAGCTGAACTACAATGAATTGTCAGGATTCACCGAGAACGCCTTCGCGCTGAGCAATTCCTCGCACGGCAGGTTCAAGTTCTACTCTGCGGACGTCACCAGCCTCGAGGGCATGGAGTTTGATAGTGCGTGGAGCGATGAGCTGATCCCGCTCAACTGGGTGGATGCCGTGGAGTTCCGGCTACTGACCCGGGCGGAGCGCACCCGTCGGCTGGCCCTGCAGCTGGTGCCCCTGCTGCGCGCCAAGGAGGCGGACCCGTCGATGAAGTTCCCGCGGGAGCTACTGGCCGGGCTCTACCAGGGCGTGCATCTCATAACATTTACCCCCATCCTTGGATTCACGCCCACCTGCGGGCGGTTCCTCACCGGCGCCCGCACCGTGCGGGATGTGGAGGCGGAGCTGCTGCCCTACACCGCGCCGGATGGGACGGTGGGATTCCGGCGGGTGCCGCGCCTGCAGATCGGCAAAGAGGGGCACCGGCTGATCGGCTACTTCCACACCTACGACAACAAATACGGCGGGAACTGGGAAGGCATGAAGGCCAAGCTGGCCCACGCCACCGAGCGGAAGATCAAGGAGCGCGCCTACGGGGTGCCGGAGGCGGCGTTCGATACCCGATTCCCCATGTTCGGCCCGGCCAGCCATGTCAGGGCGGAGAATTTCACGCCACAGGTGGCCACGTGGTATCAGATCGTGGACCCCTGCCCGGGGAGGAATTTCTCCATGATCTGGGTGGCGGTGAATGCGCTAGGGGAAAGTTTCATTGCCCGGGAGTGGCCGCAGGAGGACGACTACATCCCCGGCATCGGCAGCCCCGGGCCGTGGTCCGTGCCTAGTACCGGCACCCGGAAGGACGGGGACCGGGGGCCGGCGCAAAAGCCCTTCGGGTTTGGCATCAAATCCTACAAACGCGAGATCGCCCGGGTGGAGCGGGAGCTTTACCGCCTGCTGCACCCTGGCGAATCTGCCGCCAGCCGGAAGCGCATCACCGTCTTCAAGCGCATCATGGATAGCCGCGGCGGCGCCGCCCCCACCCTCGCCCACGAAAGCCCCAAGACCCTGATCGACCTCTTCGCCGAGACGGACGCCGACGACCAAGAGGACGAGGAATACTTCTTCGACCCGTCCAGCAAATCCCTCACCGGAGAGGGCGGGAACGGCGGGATCATGGACGGGGTGGAGATGGTCAACGACTTGTTATTCTACGACGAGACCACCGCCACCCTCGACGCCAGCGGCGAGCGCATGACCTTCGCCGGCACAGCCCCCCGGCTCTACGTCTGCCTGCGCTGCACCAACACCATCAACGCCCTCGCCACGTGGACCGGAGCGGACGGCCAGAAGGGTGCCTGCAAGGACTTTGCCGATCTCCCCCGCTACTTCGCCCAGTGCGGCCCGGAATATTTCCCCGAAACCAACGGCCGCCCGCGGGGCGGCGGCACATTTTAGGGAAGAAGTCAGTGATCAGAAATCAGAAGTCAGTCAACCAACCGACCGCCAACCGCCAACTGCCAACCGTATTTCCCCACCATGCCCCCGCCCACCAAACTTCTGACCCGTTCCGCCGCGCTGGCATTCCTTGCGGACTATGGTATCAAGCCGACGACTTTTGATAAGTGGCGTGTAACCCAGGACCTCCGCCCCGTCCGCCTGCCCGGCCACCGCTGGGAGCACTACCGGCCTGCCGACCTCCACCGGCTGGCCAACCCACCCAACCCCACCAACACGCCCTGACATGAAAGACGATACCCTGACCCACCTCGACCCCCGCGCCACGCCCAACCCCGCGCACCTGATCGATCAGGTGGAACACGCCCTGCTCACGGCCAACACCCTCGGATTCTTTGATAGGATGCAGTCCGCGCATGAGACGCGGGACTGCCTGTGGGCTAACAAATCCCGCGACGGCCGCAAGCAGGAATCCGAGGACCACAAGACCCCGGCCTTCCCGTGGGACGGGGCGCCGGACACGGAGAGCCGACTGGTGGACGAGACCATCAATGAATTCACCGACCTCAGCATGGTGGCGCAGAGCCTGGCCAATTTCCAACTGTCCCCCCGCAGCCTGACGGCGCCGGATGACACCGGCCGCACCGCGGCGATGTGGAAGCAGGTCCATGCCTACTACCTCGAGCAATTCCTGCCGGAGCAGGAAGACCAGGCGGGGCAGTTCATCGACACCGCCATGGAGCTGGGGCATAGCATCATGCGGGTTTCCTGGCATGAGACCAAGACCCTGCAGAAACGGACCATCGGGGTGGAGCAGGTCATGCAGATGTTCCTCGAGGCCGCCACGCTGGAAGTGATGGCGCAGCTGGCGCCCGGGGAGATGGTGAATCCACAGACCGGCCAGCCAGAGATGACCCCGGAGCTGCAGGCCATGCTGGCGCAGGAGACCGCCAAGCGGACCCGCTCCATGCTGGACGACCCCGCCAACCGCGGGCAACTCAAGGAGGCGGTGCTGGCGATGGATCCTGACATGACCCCGGAGGAAGCCACCCGCGTGGCCACCAGCCTGCAACGCGGCAAGCCAGCCCTGTACTACGCCACCGTCATTGACGAGGCCCGCCCGACCTGGCGCGCGCTGAAACCCTGGGTCCATGTGTGGTATCCGCCGGAAACGGAGGACATCACCGCCGCCCCGTGGGTGTGTGAGGCGCTGTGGATGGATGAGGTGACGATGCGCACCATGGCCGAGAGCGAGGGATGGGATGCGGAATGGGTGGAGCAGGTGCTGCGCCGCCCCGGCCGCAGCATGACCGGCGGCGTGCAGCTGCCGCACTGGGTGATGGGGACGCTGGATGTGGGGATCGGCGTGAAGGACGACATCATTGACGGCAGCAGCGACACCAAAATGTTCCAAGTGACCATCATGCACTACCGGGCGATCAGCAAAGCCGGGGTGCCGGTGCTGTACCGCACCATCCTGCATGGCGCCATCAAGGACAGCTACGGCCTGCACGAGTGCTGCCCATGGGCGCACGGGAAGATGCCCTACGTGCAGCTGAAGCTGCAGCGGAAGGGCACCCTGCTCAGCTGCCGCGGCATCGCCGAGATCGGCACCGCGCCGCAGCTGGAGATCAAGCTGCAGCGGGACTGCCGCGGCGCCCAAGTGCAGCTGCGAGCCGCGCCTCCCCTGCAGGAGCCGTGCAACCAGCTGGCCGGCACCACCGCGGTGCGGCCCGGGGAGCGCCTGCCGCTGAAGCGCGCCGGCGTGGCGGGGGAGTTCCGGTTTCTCGATATCCCGGCCATCGGCAGCGAGTCTGTGGAGATGGAAAACACCACGGTGCAGCGGTGGAACGAGTTCTGGGGGCGCGGGAATACGGTGGACCCTGACATCCGCCGGGTCCGCCGCCAGGCCATGGTGGATCGGGTGCTCACCGCCATGGCGGAGGTGCATCGCCTGACGTTCAAGCTGATTCAGGAATTCACCGACGACATCGAGGCCAGCACCATCGCCGGGAAGCCGGTGCAGCTGAGCATCACCCGGGAGGAGATCCAAGGGCAGTTCAACCTCTCGCTGAAATACGACGTCTCCGACCTCGACCTGGAATACACCGGCAAGGTGATCCAGTTCATCAGTTCCATGCTGGTGCCGCTGGATGTGAATGGAATCATCGACCGGAATGAGCTAGTGGCCTTCGCGGCGCGGAAGTTCTCCCCTGACCTGGCCGACCGCATCGTGCGCAATGCCGCGGATGTGCAGCTGAGCGAGATCGAGGATGAGCAGGGCGCCATCGCCAAGATGGCCGCCGGCGTGGAGCCGCCATTTAAGGAAGGCAAGAACGCCGCGCTGCGCGCGCAGGTGCTGCGGGAGAGCGTGGAGAAATCCCCGCGCCTCGCCCAGATGCTGCAGGAAGACCCTGACGTTATGGGGGCAATTTATGAAAACCGGCTGAAGCAATACGACTTCGCGGTGGAGCAGCAGCAGAACGCGCAGATCGGCCGGGTGGGCGGCAAGCCGTTGCTCGAAACCCCCTAAACCATTGCCAAAGCGGTCAGGAGGCAGAGGTCAGAAGTCAGTCCCAAACCACTGCTCCGATTCTCTGCCTTCCGGCCGCTACCCTCTGACCACTGACATCTAACCTCTGACCTCTTCCCCCTATGACCGTCGAATCCTATCTTCGCACCGCCGGCCCGCAGCTGGCCCCCGCCGAAATCAAATCCGTGCTGCGCGGCCAGCAAGACCGCCCGCAAATCAAGGCGGTGCTCGAGCTGCTGGTGCAACACATCGCCACCCAGCAGGGCGGCAGCATCGCGCACCCCGCCGCTCACGAGAGCCCCGAGGAACGCCACTACCACGCCGGCGCCGTCGCCTCCGCCGAGGACTTCCTCGCGGCCCTCGGGGAATACCTTGGAACCTAAAACCACATCATACCGTGAGCGAAACCCCAAGAACTAACGAACGTGAGGCAAGGTCCAAAGGGCTGCATGACGCATGGGCCTTCTCCCTCTGCCGACAACTCGAGCGCGAACTTAACGAGGCCACGGAGCGCCTCACCCGCGACGAATACCGCATGATGGCCGGCGAACTGATCGCCGCCATCCGGATAAATAGCCTGCGGGGAACCTTCGCCGCCAGCACCCACGCCGAGATCGAGGAATGGCTCAAACCATGGGTCGCCCGGCTAGCCCAGCCCGTCGCCCCTCTCAACCCTCAACTCTAAACTCTCAACCTCCCCCCATGGACCTGATCCAACTCACCGCCGAGGCCAAGGAGCGGCTGACGATTCCCGATATCTGGCGGCGCCTCGCCCTGCCGGGGGAGCCGCGGGACCATGGGGTTTGCAAATCTCCGTTCCGGGAGGACCGGAGCGGGGCCAGCTTTAGCATCTTCAAGGCGGGCCGGATGTTCAAGGACCATGCGGAAGGGGACGCGCAGCAGGGGGACGCGGTGTGCTTCCTAGAGCTGGCGACCGGCTGCGACCGGGCACAGGCCATGCGCACGCTGGTGGAGATGGCGGGCCTCGGCGGTCAGCTGGCGCACCGGGGGGAGGGGCGCAGCGCCGTGGTGCCGGTGAAGGTGGAGCCGCGGCCGGCGCTGCCAGACCGGGGGACCGGCTGGGGATTCCGCCGCCTGCCGGAACTGCCGGAGGTGCTGCCGGTGACGGTGGAGCGCATCGAGGCGCTGGCCAGTCAGCGTGGGCTGGCGCCGTGGGCGGTGCTGGCGGCCACGGAGCAGGGCCTGCTGTCCTTTGTCAGGAAATGGGGCAGGGACTGTTGGATGGTGGCAGACGCCACCGCCTGCAATGCACAGGTGCGCCGGCTGGATGGCGAGCCGTGGCAGGTGAATGGCCAATCGCTGAAGGGCCTGACCTTGCCGGACAGCTGGGCGGCGTGGCCGCTGGGGTGTGCGGGAAAGCGGTCAGAAGTCAGCGGTCAGAAGTCAGACGGGGTGCTGCTGGTGGAGGGGGCGCCGGATTTACTGGCGGCGGTGCAGTGGCTGGAGGAGACGGGGCAGGCGGAGACCTACCTCCCGGTGGCCATGCTGGGGGCGGGGCAGCCGATCCAAGGGAGTGCGCTGTGCCATTTTGTGGGGCGGCAGGTGCGCATCATGGAACAGCGGGATCCGGCAAAAACCCGCCGGGATGGCACCACCTACTACCCCGGACAGGATGCGGCGCGGAAGTGGCAGGACCAGCTGACCGGCGTGGCCGCCAGCTGCCGGATCCTGCACCTGCCGGAGGCGATGCCGGGGAAGGATCTCAATGACTATCTGAAATGGGAGGGGCGGCAGGCGGGTGATCTCCCGTCAAAGTTGGCAGATGTTGGCGGAAGTTGACGGAAGTTGGCAGAGGTCAGAGAGGCGGGACCTAGACAGGATGCAGCCCGCATGGGAGAGGGCGGGCGCCGGGCATGGTGCCCGTGATCCTATCTGAATCTCTTATGGCTGTACTTCTCTCCCCGTCTGCCACGGGAACACCACCCACCGGCGCGCCCGCGGCCGGCGGATCTGATGCGGCTGCATCCCTGACCCCGGAGCTGATGAGCGTCGATGACGTTTTTCTGGCCGATATGGCAGGCGAGTCAGCCGAGGCGAATGCGGGCAACGAAGCCGACCCTGACGCCCCTGATCCGACCGACGACGACGACGCCACCTCTGATGAGGACGGCGAAGAAGCCACGGATGAGGCACCCAGCACAGAGGAGGAATCCGACGCAGACCATAACGACGACCCCACCGAGGGCCCGAAAGCCAAGGCCGGCACCCCGGCCGCGGTGCTCCAAGCCCTGCAGGACGCCAAGATCCCACATGGCCTGATCAAGCGGATCGACAAGGCATTCACCCACAGCCGTACCTACCGCGAGGAAGCGGAAGCGCTGCGCGCTGATCTGGCCAATGCCCCGGAGCCGATCACCCTGGCCCCCACCGCGACGCACCCACTCAGTGATGTGCAGACCGCCGAGCAACTGGAGGACCGCCGGAAGGCGGCCGACTTCTGGCTGGACTGGTGTGGGGACAACCCGGACGGTGGCACCGTAGGCACGGGCCGCGATGCCCGGGAGCTGACGCATGAGGAAGTGAGGAGCCAACGGAGATGGGCCAGCACCGTGCTGAAGTCCATCCCGGAGCGCCAGCACTACCTCGCCATCCGTCAGGCCAGCCGCGCCGCCGCCCAGAAGTCCCTGCCGGAGATGTTCCGGAAGGATGCCCCGGAATACGTGGCCGCCCAGGCGCTGATCAAAGGCACCCCGGAACTGGTGAACCAACCCGACTATGAGCAGACCCTCGCCGATACGGTGCGAGGTTTGAAATACCGGGTGATGCAAAACCAAGGCTACACCATCGCCCTGATCCCCCCGTCGTCGAAGAAAAAGACTGCTGCGAATTCCGCCCCTGAGCCGACTGCGGCCAGCAAGGCTTCCCCGAAACCCCGGCCCACCGCCCCGCCCCACTCCAGGCCCTCTCCCTCCCCTACCGGCGGCAAGCCGGACCTCGCCGCGCTGTATGCGAAGGCGAGCACCTCCGGGAATGAAGCGGATCTGGACCGACTGCTGGCGGCGGAGATGGCCGGATAACGGATCACACCCCACGCCCCTGACCTCTTAAAAATATGCCCTCCCTCCTCGACCACCAAACCAGCCAGACCGCGACCGGCCTGCGCATCCGCGACGTCCGCAAATCCTTCATCCTGATCGATGCCGAGCACAACCCTGTCACCTCCATGGCGGCCAAGGGGGAAGCTCCTATCTCGTCCTTGATCGAGTGGCAGCTGCGCCGCGTGCCCACCAGCTCCTCCGTCGCCGGCATCATGGACGGCGCCGCCGTGCTCGATGCGGATCTGCAGAACTTTGAAGACCGGAAGACCATGCTGCAAGGCCGCACCATGAAGATCCGCGAGGCGATCGGCATTGGCGACATCGCCGAGACCAACGTCCAACAATACGCCATGGACGGCGCCAGCCTCTTTGCCGAGGCCACCAAATTCGCCCTGCAGCAACTGCGCAGCCGCATGGAAACAGTGACCGTGGGCACGCAGGACTCTGTGGCGCAGTCCGGCACCGTGGCCTCCAGTCCCGTGCCATTCGTCTCCCGCGGGCTTTCCCACTGGAAGGGCAAGGCCGCTTCCGGAGACTTGCCTATCACCGACAGCTGGGCCCGCACCCCGGCCGCCAGCATCTTCACCACCGCGCTGAACACGGACACGGAAACCGTGATCACGGAAGCCAACGTGCGCGCCGTCCTCCGCAGCATCTTCACCGTCACCAAGAAGCGGAGCCGGAACCTGATGCTGTTCTGCACCCTGGCTTTCCAGGAACAGTTCAACAACTTCTTGACCACCGGGGCCGTGAGCTCCACCACCGCGCCCCTCCGCCGGTTCTCCGGTGATGCCTCCACCAGCAATATCACACTGGATGTGCAGACCTACACCGGCCCCGGCGGGAACGTCACCTTGATCCCTCACCTCAGCCTGCCGGCCAAGGTCTTCGGGCTCCTCCTCGACATGGATTACGTGAAGCTGCGCATGGCCCGGAATGCCCGGTTCGTCCCCCTCACCGAGGACGGCAGCGGCCCACGTGGTTTTGCCGACGCCATCTTCGCGGTGGCCGACGAGAACCCCACCACCGGCGGGAAGTTCATCCAAGCCACCTAACCGAACCCTGACCATGTTTGCAGTCACCTCTGGCGCGGCCTTGATGGAAGAGTCTGATGGACTCGATCTGACGGGCCGTGCCCAGAGAGTGACGGACGTGGGATACAGCGTGGACGACCAGATCCACGATGCCGTGCTGGGCATGAGCGACGAGCAGCAGTACCGCTTCCTGCAGTCCATCCAGCGGGAGGCGGACTGCCGGCGGGTGCTGGCGCACGCCCAGTCCCTCCGGATCGGAGAGGCCAATAGCCGTCTGGAATTCGCCGCCAGTGAAGAATTAGACGGCCTGCGCTTTGAAAGCTCCATGCCGCTGACGGTCTTCCATGACTGGTTTGCCAAAGGGGAGGCAGAGCTGGGAGGGAACCCCTGGATGGACGAGACCTTCCGCAAGGAATTCCTGCGCGACAACCCGCAGTGCGCGGTGAAGGAGACGAGCCAAAACATCGTGGTGACCAACGCCTGGGACTACTCCAACCGGAAGGAGGCGGCGTGAGCAATACCCTGACCACCGCTCCGGTGCGCCCCTTCCAGCGGGTGCTGGAAAGCCTGGCCACCCGCATGGGGTGGGACCCGGCGCGCATCCAGGCCAACCAAAGCGCGGCCCTGACCGCCTATCTGAACACCGCCATGCAGACGGTGTGGAATTTTTACGAGTGGCCGGAGATCATGCGGAGTGAGCTGCTGCCGGCCACCGGCGGGGTGATCCCGTGGCAGGCCGGTCGCGTCCCCACCGCGGAAGTGAGCAATAATGGCAACCTGCTGGTCAATCTGCTGGACTGGTCGCAGGGCGGCGCGCTCTTCACCTTTGCGGCGCCGGCTGGGGCGAACTTCAGCGTAAATGCCGCCAATGCGGTGGACGGGGGAGTAGGCTTCTACCAAACCGTGGAAGGACTGACCGCCGGAGCCACCTACCGGCTCAAGCTGGTGCTGGAAAACTGCGAGGTGGGCACCCGCGCCATCACCCTGTGGGCGGAGAATGATACGACCGAAATCTTCCGGGAAGACTACTACCAAGCCGACTTCACCAATGGAGCCAAAACCGTGGAGGTGGACCTGCAAGCGGGCGCGGGCGGCGAGATCTGGATGCACCTGTCCGTCTATTCCCCCGGGGCCAACATTGTGACCGGCCGCATCTCTCAGTTTACCCTGCACGCCACGGCGCCGGGACCGACGATCGACATGGTGGCCGGCGTCTACACCACCAATCCCCTGACCACGGACGAGCCGGTGCCCATGCCCTACCACCTCGGGCCCGGCTGTATTTACCTTACCGGCACCGCCCGGGATGCCACGGAGGCGTGGGTCTACTACCGGCCGGGGTGCCCCTCTTACACGGCCACGGCATACTCCGCCGCCACCACCTACCAGAACGGCGGGCTCAATGAGCTGGCCTTCAGCGGCAGCACCGGCCATGTCTACCGCGCGCAGTCATCGGTGCCCTTTACCAATATCCCGGTGACCAATCCGGCCTACTGGCTGGTGCAGGGCGTGCCGGAGCGGTTCGCCGAGGCGCTGGTGCAGCTGGCCCGCGCGGAGGCTCTGGAGGAGCAGGACCAATTCGCCAAAGGTCTGCGCGCCCGGGCCACCGGACTGGACTTCCTGGAGAACGCCATGCTGACCCACTACCGGCAGAGCGGCCAGACGCGGAACTACCGCCACGCTGCCTGACTTTACCATCCACCCCCCCATGGAAATAGCCGACCCGATCATCCTCGCCTCCATCGGCTCCCTCACAGGCGCCATCGTCCTGCTCTTCCGGAGATCCGAGAAGTGTCTGGATGCCCGGCAGGAGCAGGCCATCCGGATCGATGCCCTAGAGCGCGCCATCTACGGGTGCCCGGTGAAAACCTGTCCCAACAAACCCGCATGGAAAGCGGCAGAAGCCCACCTGCCGCCACGCCTGCCCGGCACCCTCCAACAACCCGCGCCATGAACTCCCCTAAAACCACCACCCTTGGCATCCTCGGGATCACTACGCTGCTGGCCAATGTGGCCCTGCAACTGCTGGACGGCAACGCCCTGACGAATCCGGACTGGGGCATCGTGATGCCGGCGGTGCTGGCTGCGCTGAGCGGCATCTTCTCCCGGGACGATAAATAACCTGCCACCATGAAAGTCCTCACCCGCTTCCTGTTATGCGCTGTCCTCGCTGCCGCGCTGCCGTCCTGCCTCACCGTGACCGCCGAGATGGCTTTGCCGGGCAGAGGGAACGACGGCGGTTTATCCGGCAAAATTGGCGGCAGCTGGTCCTGGCCCTTGCCGCGGCCAACCACGCCCGAGCCGCCGCTACCGGCGCAGGACGAGGCCGCCGCCATCCTCTCCGCCGCCTTTGGCAAAGAACCCGTGCCCACTCTCTGGCCCTGATGACCATGGACACCGACACCCTCCGCTGGCGGGACCACGGCTGGCTGATCCTCGCCGCCCTGCTGGCCCTCGCTGGGCTGGCCGGCCACGTGGCCACCCGCCCCGCCACCGTGCCGGATCCGACCCGCAGCCGATACCATGACGCCAGTCTGGATCTGCAGACCGCCCCGGTGACGACCACGCAGGAATATTACCAGAGGTCAGAAGGCAGAGATCAGAAGTCAGTCCCAGAGCACTGATCCGATTCTCTGACCGCTGACCTCTGACCGCCGACATCCTCCCCCTGACCTCTTTCCCCCAACCCCTTCCCCAAACTTATGCCTTTCTTCACTCTCACTGGCGGCAACAACGACAAGATCCCCGGCCGCGCCGGCCGCAAGGCCCTTGTGGTGTGCATGAAAGCCGCAGGCACGGCGGTGTATGCCGGGGAAAGCCCCATCGCCACGGATGATGGCATCCCATTCACCGTGGGCGTGCCGGTTTCCTTTGTCAGTCCGGACAACAAGTTCTTCGCCCAGCCCCTCGCGGTGAAAGGCAGCCCCAGCACCGTGCTGACCTACACGGAGTTCATGTGACCCCCTGACCGAGACGCCCCCTGATGACCCTCATCCTCCACGCCGACGCCCCCTACACCCTCTCCGCCGGGGCCCAGATCATCACGCCGCCTGCTGCCACCGTCTCCCCTCCGCCTCCCCCGCCCCCCTCCGGCGGCCCCATCCAATACAATGGAGTGGGACTGATCTACAACGCAATCACAATCACCTACAACCAAAGCTAACTTTATGGCAATCGACCTTGGAGACGACCCCTACGGCACAGAGCCCAGCCCTGCTGAAAAACTGCAAATCCGCACCGCCATCGGCGTGGGGACGACTGATTCGCCGACGTTCCTGGCCCAATCCCTGACCGGCCAATCGCTGACCGGGACGCAGGCGACTAGTCTGGTTGACATGGCAGCGACATGGAACACGACCGGCACGCCAAGCGCATTGAAGCTGAACGTCACCGACACGGCAAGTAACGCGGCGAGTAAACTGATGGACTTGCAGGTTGGCGGGGTGAGTAAGTTTGACGTAAGCAAAGCCGGGGTCGTAAAAATCAACAACGGTGGGACGTTGACTTGGGCTAGTGCTGATTCTTTAGTGTTTGGATCAACTTCTGGGTATCAAAGGGTTTTGTCGTATTCTCTTTATGCGTCAAATTTACTGGCTGGAATGGGAGATGTAGCGGGGCAAGGCGGGTGCCAGCTTTATCTTGGAAGTGGATCTGGATTGGGTTGGGCTAGTGGAACTACTATTGGCACAGGAATTGACACCATGATTTTCCGTGACGGAGCCGCCGGAATCCTAGCCCAGCGGAACGGGACAGCAAAACAGGTCCACCGGGTCTATAACACCTTCTTGGGAACAACCGCCAATGAATGGGGTGGATTTGACTGGCTGACCACGGCTAATACGCTGCGGATCGGGACGGAGCATGGCGGAACTGGGACGGCGCGTCCGATTGATTTTGTTGTGGGTGGGGTGGTGAAAATGTCAGTTACATCAACATCCCTTTCATTTACTGATACTATTTATCCACTTGGAAATGTCTTTGTGAGCGGATACGTCCGTGTTCCCGCAACACAACGATTTGAAATTCAGGGAAGGGCACTTATTACAAGTCCTTCTGATGGCGTTTTAGGTTTAACTAATGGCGCATCAACCAGCTTTACCCGCCTTGAACTAGGCACTGCCAATCTTGGCATCTCGCGCGGAACCGGCGGTCCTGAAGGAGTCGTCACGGCTCTTGTCGGTAGCCTTTACCTCCGCACAGACGGTGGCGCAGCAACCACGCTTTACGTCAAAGAATCCTCGCCAACTCCAAACACCGGCTGGGTCGCCAAATAACAATCTCATGACCCCAACCTACAAACAAAACCTAGTCACCAGTCGTAACGCCAACCTCGCCGAGCAGCATGATCTGCGGGAGAGGCTTAAGCAGCTTGAAGGCGAAGAGACGCAGTTGAAAGGCGCAATCGCCATCCTGACTCAGATCGATCAAGCCGAGGCTGAGAAGGCCAAGGCTGAACAACCCACTACCTAATAACATATGGCCGACATCACCATCCCCTTATCGTCTCCCGCTGAACGGCCCGCCGTCCCCAGCAAGGAATTTGCCAGCGCTTACATCATGGACTTGGCGGTGAGCGCCCGGTCCATGGGTCCCCAAGACACCATCTACGTCGAATACGTCCCCTACGACAAAACGACCGAAGACCGCCTCCTCTCAGACCGCCGGGAAATCCGCTTGCCGCTCTGGGAAGCCGTTCAAGAAATCCCCGAGGTCGCCACCGCCTACGCCGCCATCGCCGCTGCTATCCCGGCTCTGGTGGCTTACCAAGACGAGAAGAACAAGCCGGTGGAGCCTGAGCCGGTGGTTCCTGCTGAGCCTGAGCCTGAGCCTGAGCCGGTGGTTCCTGCGGAATAACCTTATGCCTGCCATCCCCTTCCTCCCTCCGGCCCGGCCTCGTTTGACGCTGGCGCTGGCCTTGTCCCGCGTGGCGGTGCCGGTGGATCTGGGGGAGGTGACGGTGCTGGGATTCCGCGGGTACTATCACGTGGACGAGGACGACAATGAGCGCGGCAAATACGACGACGCGGTGGCGATCGTGGGGCCGGAGCATTGGAGCACCTACAATTTCAATGCGGACCCGAGCGCCCACCGGAAAGGCATCGCCACCCTGACGGCGGGGGACTGGCGGTACAAGCCGGGGATCCATGGGCTGAGCAAGCCCAAGGCGCAGCAGTATGCCGCCTTTGTCCAGGCCGGGCCGGTGCAGGTGCGGCGGGACCAAGGGGCGACGGAATCCGGCTACTTCGGGATTAACATCCACCGCGGCGGCAACACCGGCACCAGTAGCCTGGGCTGCCAGACGGTGCCGCCGGCGCAGTGGGACGCCTTCCGCAGCACCCTGCTGGACCAGCTGCGCCGCGCCGGGCAGAAGACCTTCCGCTACCTCCTCACCGACAAGCCCACCTGACCATGCGCAGCAACCCCCTCAGCCAGGAAGACGGTCAGTTCACCGAGGAGCTGGACACGGCCTTCTACGGGATCGATAACCGGCGGGAGCCGGGCCTGCTGCGCACCACGCGCGGCTATGGCCCGAGCAACCAAGAGGTGACCAGCCCCGGCCTGCTGGCAGATGCCATGAACGTGCGGCTGGAAGACGGCAACGTGCGGCGCCGCGGCGGGGTCTTCCCGCCGGTGGACCTGAACGCGCCGGCCTTTGGCAATCTGCTGGGCAGCGGGACGTGGCAGGACCCTGACGAGAGTGAGTGGCTGGTGGCGCTGACCGCGGACTCGACGTGGCTCACCGCCAGTAACAGCAGCCCCCGGGAGATCCCCCTGCCAGCAGGCGTGTCCCTGACGGCGCCGCTGGAAGTGATCCAGACCTTTGACAAGCTGCTGCTGCTGCGCGGGCCGGACCACCCGCCGCTGGAATGGCAGGGAGACTACGCTCAACCCTGGCAGGTGGTGCAGCGCACCCTGGGGGAGGAGAGCCCGGCCTTCCTCGAGGCCCTGCCGCCCACGGTATGGGGAGTGGTGAGCCAGGACCGGCTCTTCTTCCCGCTGGACGGGGACACCCTGGGATGGAGTGACCTGCTGGACTACACCCGCACCGACAGCACCCTGGCGCGGGAGCGGTTCAACCAAGGGGAGTCTGACAACATCACCGCGGCGGTGCCCTATCAAGGAAACCGCCTGATCGTCTTCAAGCAGCGGGGCATCTATTTCATGGATAACCTGACGCCCGCGATGGACGCCTACCGGGTGGACAAGCTGCCAGTGAACATCGGGTGCGTGGCCCGGCGTACGGTGCAGGCGGTGGGCGGGGAGCTGTATTTCCTGGGGCAGGGTGGCCTGTATTCCCTGGGGCAGACGATCAATAACGGACTGCGCGGGGAGCAGGTGCCGCTTTCCTGGCCGGTGCAGGGGTGGTTCGACCGGATCCAGTGGACGCACGTGGCGGGAGCGGTGGCGGCGTTTGATAGCCTGCGGAATCTTTACCAGCTGGCGGTGCCCATGGACGGGAGCACCGTCAATAATGCCCTGCTGAGCTATGACACGGTGGCCCAGCAGTGGGTGAGCCTGGACAGGTTCGACCGGCCGACCGGCGCCGCCCTGGGCGTGCCCGGCGGAGATGTGCTGGACCCGGCGCGCCCATGGGAGATCCGCCCGCGGACGGACCTGCTGGCCGGCATCAACCACCTGCACCTGCACCCAGTCTTCGGCCGCCCCACCATGGTGATGGCCACCGGACTGGCGCGATTCTTCGTGCTGGGGGAAGCGGAGTATGACACGGTGGCCGGGGTGCGCTACGAGCCGCTGATGCGGGTGCGCACCCGGGGCTACCTGCTAGGGACGCTGCACATCAAACAGGTACGGGAGATCACCCCCACCCTGGCCACGCAGGACGCGGAGCTGACGCTGGTGGCCTACACGGACGGGGTGAGCGAGGCGCAGCCGCTGCTGGTGGCGCAGCGCCGCTCCCGCTTCGGCAGCGCGCTGTGGAACCAGGCGGACTACGATCCGCAGAACCTGCTCAATGACTTCGCCCGGCCCGACCGGCAGGACTACACGTGGAAGGTGACGGACCGGCCGCAACTCTTCAGCGGCATCACCCTGGGACTGCTGCAAGACTGGCAGGAACCGTGCCCGGTGCGCGCGAGGGATTGCCGATGGCTAGCCCTGGAACTAATCTGCACCACCGGCCGCGTGACCCTGCGCGCCCTCACCGCCAGCGGCCCGCCGCCGCCCCACCGGATGCGCCCCGCCACGGGGTGATGGGGGAAGCGGTCAGAAGTCAGAGGTCAGAAGTCAGATACCCATCCTTAACGCCAAGAATGAACAACCATACTACCCGCAGCAGCTGACCGCTGACCGCTGACATCTTTTCCCTTTCCCCAACCCTCATGCCTTCCCCACTTTCTCTTACCGTCACGCCCGGCATCGTCGTGCCCAACTCCGGCGTCAGGATCGGCCACACGGAGCTGAATCAAATCGCCAATCCGACTGTATCCCTGGCGGCAAGTAGCGCCATCGGCCCGGACTTTCTCGACCTGCCAGCAATCACCGCGGCTTTGGCGGATACGGTGCGCGGGCGGAACTACCTGCGCCGCAGCAACTTCTTCTGGGAGGACTGGAAACAGCCGGACGGACTGAGCTGCCCGGCCGGCGTGCTGACGGAGAATGCCCTGGAATGGTACGCGCGGCCCACCGGCGGTGCCGTAACGGTGAGCCGCAGCGAGGAGGCGCCCAATGCCAGCAGCACCTGGGGGGCCAAGCTGACCGGCAGCGCCGGGACGACCGCGGTGCAGTATGTGACGTGGGTGCCCAGCGCCATCGGCGGGGGACTGCGGGACGGGGACAAGGTCTTCTCTGTCTACGTCTATAACCCGTCCGGCACGGCCTTCCCGGCCACGCCCATCATGCTGGGATGCACCACACCCAACGAGCGGGGCACCGCCACCCTGGTGCTCTCCGGCAGCCCCACCAGCTGCACCGGCGGGGCATGGACGCGGCTGCAACTCTACTTCCCCGGCGGTAGCTATGAATTGCAGAATGGATTCTACCTCGGCTTCAGTGTGGGGGCGTTTGGATCCGCCGCCAGCCTGACGGTGGCGCAGGCGCAGCTGGAAATAGCCACGGTGGCGTCCGCGTTCATCCGGCCGGTGCTGCCGCCGGACACCTTCGCCAACATCCCGGTGCTGACCGACGCAGAGCGCGTGTTCGGCGGCATGGTAGTGATCCGCCTAGGCAATGGCGAGCTGCGCCTGCTGCCAGCGCCGGGCAGCCTGTTGAGCCCTCCGGTGATCGGATATAACGCCGCCGCCGGCATCCCGGAATGGATCGACCCGGACGGCAGCATCACGGTGCTGCGGTACACCGGCACGGACCAAATCTTCACGGTGCCTACGGGTGCCACCGAGATGGAAATCCACTGCTGGGGAGCGGGGGCCAGTAGCAACACCGGCCGACCCGGCGGGGTAGGTGGCTACAGCCGGGGCCGATTCCCCTGCACAGCCGGAACGCAGTTCTCGGCAATGGTGGGCGGCGCCGGATTGTTTCTATCCAACACTTCTTCCTACGGATTTGGCGGCATAGGTGGGCCGCAAGGTGGCGGCGGTGGCCTGAGCGGAGTGTTCACCGGAACCGGATCCATCGGCTTTGGGGATGCCACGCGCGCATTCCTCATCGCAGGCGGAGGCGGAGCGGTCTACTACAATTACAGCAGCGTTGGCAGCACGGCCACCGCGGGTGGAAATGGCAACGAGGCCGCCAGTGCGGGAGGCCAGCCGGACTTCCGCGGGATCGGCTCAGTGGGAGGAGCTACCTATACCGCCGGCGGCGGTGGATTACTGGGGGGCAACTTCCTGACCGCCGGGGCTTCCCCGGGACGCGCCGGCACCGGCTATCTCCACACGACGGGAGCTGGACGACCCATCTCCACGGCGGGCGAGGTCTCTTTCCAGCCGCGCTCCGTGTCCGTGACGGTGACCAACGGACAGCGCCTGATCGTGCCGGGCAGCACCAGCACCTACTACCAAAACGAGGCCGGACAGACCGACAAACCGGGCCTGATCGTGATCGTGTGGAACCCGGCCTAATCTACCTGCTCTGGGGCCCGGAAACTTGACTGTGCCCTGAACTAACTTAACTCTACAACTACCATGCCACGCGGTGCCCCTGCTCCTACCACCACCTCTGCCGCCAAACGGCCGATCGACAACAAGAAGAAGTCGAAGACGGAAGCGGCGCCCCAGATCGACCTGCTGAAGGCCGGCCGGGAAGCGCTGCAGCTGCAACGCGAGAGCGTGCCGCAGCAGCTGGCGCTGGCGCAGCAGTACGATGGACAGTTTGCCTCCAACGAGGTGGGCACGGCCAACGCGCGCGCCGCGGCAGAAATGGCCGGCATCGCGGGACGGGGCGCGGAGTTCAACCGCACCCTGCGGGCGGCGTCCCCGGAGATAGATGCGGCCACGCGCGGCGTGGAGCGTAACCTCAGCGAGCTGGGGGCCACGGACATCGAGCGGGAGCAGCAGCGGCAGGCCCTGATGGATCTGCGCATGGGCGGCCAGCTGAGCGCAGAGGAAGGACGCAGCGCCAACCAAGCGGCCCGCGCCGCCTTCAGCGCCCGGGGCATCAGCCGGGGGAACCCCGCGGCCCTGGCAGAAGTGATGAACCGGGAGCAGTATAGCAATGCGCGCCGGGACCAGCGCCGCAGCTATGCCAGCGCGGTGGACGGGCAATCTGTAAACCGCCGGGCCACGGACGCAAGCATCGCCAACAATGCGCAGAACACGCTGGGCAGTTTTTACGATGGGCAGCAGCGCCTATACGGACGCGGCGGCAGCGCGGTGAGCGGACAGGTGGCCGGCCCTCAGCAGGGGATGCCCTACCTGCAGACCACCGCTCAACTCAAGACGGCCAACCTGAACGCGCAGGACGCCTTCATGGCGCGCGGCCAAGAGCAGCGGCAGTTCGATGTAAACCGCGAGGATAGCTACTACTTCAGCGAGCAGAACCTGGCCAACAGCAACGCCAACGCCGCCGCCAACCGCCGCGCCAGTAACCGCAACGGACTGATGGGCGCCGCCGGCAGCGCCCTCGGGCTGGCCAGCCTCGCCTTCAAGTGGTGAACCCCACGACTGACCCCTGACCGCTAACCTCTGACCGCTTCCCCCACATGGCCGCCTACTCTCCCCGCACGGATCTCCTCACCCCCAGCGTAGCCCCGGATACCGAGGGCTACGGCCCCGGCCTGACCGCCGGGATGAATAACTTCTCCCGCCTGATGGAAATGGGCATCACCAACCAACGGCAGGACGACCGCGACCAGCTGGCGTATGAGCGGAAGACCGGGATGGTGGACCGGAGCGAAGGCCGGGCCGACCAGAAAACCCTGATGACGAAGGCGGACGAGGTGGACTTCACGGATGGGCTCTTTGATAGCATCCAGATGCAGATGCCCGACCTGATCAGCGACGAGATGAATCAGAGATACCGCGCCTCCTCTCTGCCCGGCAAGCGGGCGATAGCCATGCAGGCGCAGGCATCCTACGCGGCGGCAATGAAGTCTGAGATGGAAGCCAAGGAGCGCGCCGCAAAGGCCGCGGCGGCCACCCAATTCAACAGAGTGCCCGGATCCAATTACATAGCCAATGGCATGGGGCAAATCATCCCGCTGCCAGCAGAGAACTACGGAGTCCCCGGCACCCCAGCCACCGGCGCCAATATGTGGGAAGGGCAAGGGCCCACCTTTGATGAGCTGCCGGCGAGCCCCAGCTGGTTCACCAACCTGCCAAACCGCCCGGTAAAACCCAGCGCCCAACCCGCTCCCGCCACCGGCCTGCCGGGCTCCGCGCCTACCGCCGCCCCAAGCAGACGCGACTCAAGTGCTGCCAACTATTACAACATGGGCCGCCCGTAATTTTCCTTCCTCCCCATGGTAACCCTCAATGATGTCCTCGGCTACGGCAACGAAACCGACCCGGCCACCGGCCAGCCCCGCGCCAATGCGCAGCAACAGGCGGAAGCCGTAAAGCTGTGGCACAAGGACACGGTGGACTACGGCCGAGCGGCCACGGCCGACCCTAAAAACCCGCTGTCGGCAGACTCCTTCTGGCAGGGCACGCTGGCGGTGGATGACGAGGTGACGGAGACGCTGGACACGCTGCGCTCCGCAGCCATGTACAACACTTCGCAGAACCTCTTCCAGGACCCGGAGGAACTAGCCAGCTTTTGGCGGGTATGGGAAAGCAGCGGGAAGGACCCGGAGAACATGGACGCGCCGGAGCGCTGGATCGAGAACGCCCGGGCGATGGATCAGATCGGGCAGGCCGCGGCCTTCCAAGCGCCGCGCTATCAATCCGGACAGATCGGAGTGGGGCCAAATATTCTGGGGCACTACCTGATCCGCGAGAAGGAGGACGGCACGGGATATCAGTCCTTTGTCCAGAGCGCCTTCCCCACCAATCAACAGATCAAGCAGGCCGACGGCACCACCAAAACAGTGGAAGCCCTGCCGCCTCCGATCACGGTGGACCTGCCATCCCTGGAGGCAATGCGCCAGCAGGCGAATGAGCGACTGGCTGAGGCTGACCGCAAGGTAGCGCTCCACGATCAATTTAACGACACCTCCGGCGGAGGATTCATGGGGGAAGGCAATGTCGATTTCCTCGGACCCCGACTCTATGGCCAAGCCGCCGCCGCCAAATCCCGCGCTGATCTGCTGAACGGCAAGGACCTGGCCACGGCCCTGCACGTGGGGCTGGATAACAATTTAACCAGCAACGATGCCTTCCTGGACCAACTCCCCGGCGGGGTGGCCGCATGGGCGGAACAGTTCAGCACCCGGCCGCTGGCCCAAGTGGCCCGGGGACTGGCCCAAACCACGGCCGGATTCCTCGAAAGCGGCAGCGCCCTGACGCAAGAGGGACAGGACGCGGTGGATATCGTGACGCCGGGTGCCCTGGCAAACCGTTATGAGAACTCCCTGGAGGGGAACGCGCCCATCGCGGATCTGATCACCAGCGGGATCGAGTCATCCATCACCGTGCTGCTGCCGGGGGGACTAGCCAAGCTGGGCGGCCGCGCCATGCTGTCCACCAAGGTGGGCCGCGCGGGAGCCATGGCGAATACCATGGACGCCGGGGTCGGCGCCGCCGCCCCCGGCTTCCTCTCTGGCCGCGCCACCACTGCTGCCGTGGCAGAGAATGCGGGCTACGGCACCATGTTCGCCACCGCGGTGGGCCAATCCTATGCCGCCACCGCCCAAGAGGCGGATGCGGTGGAAGCCACCGACCCCGCCAAGGCCGCGCGCCTGCGCCGGTGGAATGGCCTGACGTCCCTGGCCAAGGGCGCCATCGAGATGGGCACAGAGAAGATCTTCCCCGGAGAAACGGCCCTGCTAAGAGGCCAGCGCATGAGCCTCGGCTCGCTCGCCATGATGCCCTTCCAAGAAGCGGTGGAGGAAGGCATCGGCGCCCTCGGGCAGAATGCCATCAGTCTCACCACCGGCCAGACCATGGAAGATCCCGTGGAAGCCGCTCGCGGTGGATTCTTTGGCGCCGCGCCTTTTGTGGCCGCTGCGGCCCTCGCCGGGCGCTTCAGCCCCCAGCCCGCCGCCCCCGCTGACGACACGGCCCCGCCGGCAGACCCCGGCCCCGGCCCTGACGCATCCCTCTTCCCGCCCGCCAACGCCAACCCGCCGGACTTCAGCGAGGCCCAGCCTCCGTCCCTTCTCACGGGCATTGCCCAGCGGGGCGGGCGGGTAGACCCTACCATTCAGGATTCCTCAGTGGTGCAAGTGCCGACCCGCGGGCGCAGCACCGCCTACGGCTACGCCAACGACGAGACGCCAGACCGCAACAGCAGCGATGGGATCGGCGCGTGGGTCTCCACGGCGGAGGCCGCCCGCATCCGCGCCGGCCTGCCCTCGGAGCTGCGCCTGCGCCCCGGGGACCTGGCGGTGAGCCGGGACATCGAGGCGCAATTCCGCGAGCAGGGCATCCGCCCCGGGGACCCGGTGACGCTAAACTACGCAGACGGCACCACCCACACCGGCCGGTGGATGGACCGCACGGACGGCAGCCTCGACGGCCGCTTCGACCTGTACAGCCCCGACGGCCCGCCAGCCAACGACGGCAGCCGCATCACCGGATTCACCCCCGGCGGAACGCCCGGCGCCTCCCCCCTCTCAACTCTCAACCCTCAACTCTCACCCCCCCCCATCCCCTCCACCCCGGAGGAGCTGGAAGACGGCAGCCCCAACCTGCACCCGGACGGCGTGACGCCGGACGAGGTACTGGCTTTCCAAGAAGCGCAGGACAACTACCGCGCCGCCAACCCGGAGACGGCCACCCAGCCGGAACCCCTGCGCACCCTGGCCGCCCAGCTGGACCTGGTGAGGCAGGGCAGCAAGCCGAGCATGATCTTCGAGGGCGTGACCCGCGACCAACTCCCCGCCACCATGCGACCCATCGCCGGGCGGGACAGCACCATCGACGGCGTGCAGACGCCGGGCGGGTATGTGGTCTTCAACAAGGCGGCCATCCGCCCGCTGGTAGGACTGCGCGCCGCGGACCCCTACACCAGCGTGCAGGCCGCCGCCCGCACCGCCTTCCAAAACCCCGCCACCGCCGGCCAGCTGCTGGGCTACGGCACCGCCAGCAAACCAGCCAACCCCACCAGCGGACTGGTGGCCCGAGCGGAGGATGGCACGGAAATCGTGGCGGTGGTGAACGATGACAATGACCCTGCCACTACCGGACAGATCGAGACCGCAATCAACCGGGCGGTGGCGCCGCGCCGCGCGCTGAGCGTGAGCGCCGCGGCCTTCCGCGGCAGCCCCCTCGCAGAGTTCGTGATCCAGTCCGGCGGCATCATGAGCCGCAGCACCGCCCGGCAGAGCGGGATGTACCGCCGCAGCCCCGGCCTGTGGAACGACGCGCCAGACCGCCTCGCCGACCCCACCCACAACGTAATCTACGGCACCACCCGGCCCGACGAAATGGCCGAGGCCGCAGTGCGCGCCGGCCTGCTACCGCAAGGCAGCACCCAGCGGGAACTCTGGGAAGCGCTGGGCAATGAGAGCAGCGCCGCCCGCAGCATCGCCCGCGCCCAGCGGCAGGTGGAAACCGACATGGCCAACCTGGAGCGGATGGCCCGCCGGGAGGACCTGGACTTTACCCTGGCCCTGCGCGCCAAGAGCCGCCGCGACGAGCAACGCCAAGCCTCCCGGCAGACCGCCCCGCCAGTGAGCATGGCAGAGCCCCTGCCAGACCCCACCGACGATCCGGACTACGTGCCCTTCGCCCGGCCCAGTGCGCCGGCCATGCAGTTTGCCCGGGCGGGGCAGGCACCGGCACCGGCGCAGCCTTCGCCGGCCCATACGGCGCTCACCAGAAATCTGACGGAGGACGGGTACGGCGTGACCGTGGACACCGATCCGCTGGAGGGGGGCAAGGTGCGGTCCATCGCCAAGCTCTTCCACCGGCTGCACAACGCGGCCCAGCGGATCGACTGGGCGGCCAACTGGCGCGGGAGTAAGAAGGAATTCTCCCCGGGACAGGAGGCCAAGTATCTGCGCGATGTGGCGCGGGCGGGCCAACGCACACTGGAGGTGCTGCGGGTAGCCCATGAGATGTTCCCGAAATTCCAAAGCTGGTATGAGACGCGCATCAAAATGGCGTTGGATATCTTTGAGGAACTGGACCCACAGGCGGCCAAGCCGGAGAACAACTTTGTGCTGCGGGTGCTGCTGGCCGTGACCTCCAACGGGAACAAAGTGAAGGAGCAGACGGAGGACACGTGGAAGGTGTACCAAGCATGGAAGACCACCGGAAAGCTGGCCGGCACCAAAGTGCGCGGCACCCGGGACGGGGCGATCAATAACACGCTGCAGCGGATGGACGACATCATCGCCGTCTTTGGCTGGGCCAAGGTGGACGAACTGCTGGCCAAGAGTGGCACGGTGAAAGAACTGCGCGCGGAGCTGGTCCAGTCCTTTGGGTTTACCCAAGAGGAGGCCGTCGACATCACAGATGGCGAACTGATCGACGAGGTGGTGCCGTTTGCCCTGATTTTCGGGGCCAAGCTGGGGTCCTTCTATAACAATCTGTCAGGGAATTTTGACACCACCACGATGGACCGGTGGTTCATGCGGACCTTTGGCCGGGCCATGGGGATGCAGCTCAAGGTGGTGGATAAGGCGGATGTGGCCAAGAAGCGCGCCCGCCTGACCAAGGCGCTGGCCGCCGCCAGCCAGGATGCGGGATCCCTCAAGGTACTAAAGGCAGCCGGGGTGCGCGGCACCGCGCCCGCCAGCCAGAAAACCACCGTGGCCCTGGCGAAATACTTTGAGAAGAAAGCCAACCGGGAAGGGCTGAACAAGATCAGCGACGAGCTGCGCAAGGCCACCAATGACCTCTACAAGGTGGAGGATGGATTCTCCTTGATGGAGGCGCCGGAGAGCGGTGGGCACCGGCGGTTCATTCGGCTTGCAATGGAGCAGGCGCGCGTCGAATTTTCTGCAGAGACAGGCAAGCAGTGGAACGCGGCAGAACTGCAGGCGCTGCTGTGGTATTTTGAAAAATCAGTCCACGAACTTTATGGATCAAAACAACAAGACGCCAATCCAGACTACGGAAGCGCCGCCAACGACCTCTACCGAGGACTACGAGGTGCGGACTCTGGAGCCTTTAGACCCTCAGATGCCGTCAACGGAAGAAACATCAAGGGACAAGGCATGGGCATCATGGCAGGCCCGAATGGCCGGCCGGATAGCCCAGCAGGCCCAGCCAACCCAGCCGGAGTAAACCCGGCCCGGCCCGCGCCGGCGCCGGTGACCCGCGGCGTGTCCCCCAAGGCCGCGGAGCAGGCGCTGTCCCTGATCCGGCAATCCCTGCCGGCGGTGGCTGATGCCACCCGGATCGTGACCAACCGCGAGGCGCTGGCAGATGAGATCGGCGACTACCGGCCGCAGGACTGGGCGGACATGGGACCCGGCGGAGTGCAGGCATTCTACGATCCGCGCACCGGACAGACCACCATCTTCCTGGAGAACATCGAGGTGCGGGAGGGCGAGACGCCCATGCGCGCCGTGGCCCGCATCATCCTGCACGAGCGGATCGCCCACGCCGGGCTGGCGGTGCTGCGGGAGAGCGACCCGGCCTTCGCCCGCCAGTGGCAACAGCTGACCGGCCAGATCCCGCAGGACCAGCTGCAGGCCATCGCCGAGCGCTACCCGGAACTGAGCGGCAACCTCGACGCCCTCGCCGAGGAATGGCTGGCCAGCCAAGTGGAAGCCCGCGCCGGGCAACTGCTCCCGTCCAACTCCCTCGCCGGGAAGATGTGGGCCGCGCTGAAGGCCGCCCTCGCCCGAGTGTTCGGCAAATTCAGCCGCAGCCAACCGCTGGACGCGGAGGTGGACCGCATGATTTACATCGCGCGGAATGCCCTAAAGACCCAGTTCGTCCCGCCCGGCCCCGGGCCGACGCTTGAGGCCATGGCCCGGCTGCATTTCCTGCGCGCCTACCACGGGACGCCGTATGAGGTGGACAAATTTATGCTGCAATATATCGGCACCGGCGAGGGAGCGCAGGCATTCGGATGGGGCCTCTACTTTGCGGAGAACCAATCTACGGCGGAAGACTACCGCCGCAAATTGAGCAACGGTGAATATGTTCCCTTTGCCTCCATCAAGGAATATTTCAAACCGGGGAATATTGTGAACGGTTATAGCGGGTCAGACCGGGTGATTAGCTTCATGGAAGGAGATGACAAGATCCCCTGGAGCGTGACCGTTGAACGGGTAGTGCAAAGGAATGGAGAATGGGTGGCTACCGACCGACCTCGCCAACACGCAACGACTCCCAGTGTCAGAAATGTGAAAGCAGCCGGACTCAAAACAGAGGTCGATGGCAACCTCTACACGGTGGAAATCCTGCCGGATGAATCTGATTTTCTGGACTGGGACAAGCCGCTCAGTGAGCAGAGTGAAAAGGTAAAACAGGCGGTGCGAGCGGCGACAATCAGCATATGGAAAAATGACGTAGGCGCAGTTCAGGGAAGCCTAATATACGAGGCGTTGGGATTGGATTTGAACGGGGGCCGAGATGGATCTGCAGCTGCCCGGAAAGCCAGCGAGGCACTGCTCAAGCAAGGCATCCCCGGAATTAAATACCTAGATGGACCAAGCCGCCGTAGGGGCTCAGGCACCAGCAACTTTGTCATCTTCGACGAGGATCTGGTAAAGATACTGGAAGTGAACGGAGAAGTGAAGATGGCCCGGCCGCGCATGAACTTCGCCCGCCCCGGGCAGCGCAGCACCGTGCGCTACGCCGGCACCGGACCCTACCGGGTGCAGAACCAAGGATGGCGCGCCACCCTGACCGGCAACGCCCTGCCCAAGGAATTCACCGGCCTGCTCAACCAAGGGAAGAACGAGACCGCCGCCCTGCAGCAGGCCGCCGCCCTGATCGGGCAGGACCTGAACGTGGCCATAGCCACCCACGCCAAGACCCATGGCCTGACGGAAGTGGATGTGCTGACCCTGGTGGACGACGCCATGGCCAACCCCACCACCCTCTACGCCATGCAGGACCGCGCCCTGCGCGAGGCCACCCGGAAGGCGCGGAACTTCCTCGACGACATGAGCGAGGCCGTGGCCACCATCACCGGCGGCCAACTGGGCAGCGCCATCATGGCGAACCGCGGGAACTGGATGCGGCGCAGCTACGCCGCCTTTGACCCCGCCGCGGGGTGGAACTACGATGCGGTGGAGAAAGCCGCCAAGGCCAACCAATCCATCGCCGGGCAGCCCGCGGCCAAGATCCTGCAGGACGCGCGGGACTTCCTGCTGACAGAGGATCCGGCCCGCACCCCGGGGCAGATCGAGGCCATCCTGCGCAGCCTGATGGACCGCACCAACTGGGAGCGAGCCCTCACCGGCCAAGGCGTCAGCAAACCCACCGAAAGCCTGATGCGCCGCAAGGAACTGCCGGCCGCCCTGCGCGCGGTGATGGGGGAGGAACGGAACCCACTGAAACGCTATACCCTCAGCGCGGGATTCCAGGCCGCCTTCATCGCCCGGCACGAGCAGCAGGAACGCATGGCCCAGATCGGCCTGCAGATGGGGATCTTTTCCACCGCCCGGGAAGGGGTGTACACGGAAGAGATCAGCGACGGCGCCCCCACCGCCCAAGGCCAACGCCGCAGCGGACTAGCCGGACTCTACACCACCCCGGAGATGAAGGCCGCCCTCTCCCGGGCCCAAGGCACCACCCCGGATAACCTGATCTACAAGGCCGGGGACCTCATCAAATTCCTCAGCGGCGAGGCGAAGCTGAACAAGGTGGCGCTGAGCCCTGACAGCTACATGGTGAACCTGATCGGCAACGTGATCGGACTGGTGCAGACGGGGGATCTGTTCACCCTGAGCGCCTTTGGCCGGATGGCCGAGGCCATCAAGGTGATGAACAGCGGCCGGCCGCTCGCCGCCCTGGGCACGGCCCAAGCGGTGCTGCAGGAGACGCGGCGCGCCCACCTCGCCCGCATCACCGCGGCGGGCGTGGCCGACAGCAGCTACTCCATGGCGGACCTGCAAAGCAGCCTGGATAACAAGCTGCTGCAATTCATCGAGGCGGACAACCTGTGGAACCGCGCCAGCGGCGGAGTGCGCGGCGCCGTGCTGGGGCAGGGGCTGGGCCGGATCTTCGGAGGCACCGGCCGGGCCATCGGCGCGGTGACCGGAGCCGCCGTGGGCACTGCCCTCGGAGGGAAACGCATCGTGGATGCGCAGAAACAAATCGCCCAGTGGACCCTCGGCGCGCCCGACCGCTTCGGGAAGATCCTCGCCTTCCAGAATAACTACGCGGCGCACCTCGCCAGCGGCATGAGCGACCAAGCGGCCTTTGACCTGGCCACAGAAAAGACGTTAGATACAATGCCGGACTACAGCAAGCTGCCGGAGCTATTCAAGCAGCTCAGCCAGCTGGGTGTGATGGGCAGCTTCATCGGATTTCAAGTCGAAGTCTACCGGAATGCCTACCACAACTTCCGCTACGCCGCCAAAGAGCTGGCCAGTGGCAAGCCTGCCTTGATGGCCCTCGGCGCCCGCCGCTTGATCGGCGCCAGCACGGTGCAGGCCCTCGCCCTCGGTGGGTTCCAGGCCATCATCGCCGGGATCTTCGGGCAGGGCGCCAGCGATGACGAGGACGAAGCGTACCGGCGGAGCCTCGCCAAACCTTACGAGAAATTTGGCAGGCTGGCCTACACCGCGCTGGATGGCGAGAAGGCCGCCTACTTCAACACCAGCTACCTGCTGCCGCAGGTGACGATGTGGGAGATCACCCGCGCCGCCTTCTCCGGAGATAGCTTCGAGACCGCCATCGAGAACGCCCTCGTCGCCGGAAAGAATCAAATCGCCGGCGGCGGGGTCCATACCGACCCACTACTCGAGGCCCTGATGAACGCCCGCAAGGACGGCCGCCCCGTGAGCACCGAGACCGGCTACCGCCAAGGCGCCGAGCGGATCGTCTACTACCTGCGCCGCGCCCTCGAGCCCGGCGCCATCGACAAGCTGGACCGCACCGCGCGCGCCATGGACGGCCGGGACCGGAACAGCCGCACCTTCACCCTGGAAGAAGAGGGCCTGCGCCTCCTCGGCGTGCGCCAGACGACCTACAAACACACCGAGACCATCAAGAGCCGCCTGTACGAGCTGGACGGCGCCTACACCGCCGCCGCCGCCACCGCGCGCACCAGCTGGAAGGACAACGCCCCGGGCGAGCGTGCCGCAGCCATCACCCGGGCCAACACCCGCATCGCCAACATCCGCGCCGACTACGAGCAATTCACCCGGGACCTGAGCACCCTGCGCCTGCTGCCCCTCCTCCAAACGGTGAACGATAACCGCAGCGCCGACGGCACCCGCCGCCCGATTCTCCCCAAGGAATTCAAACCACTGGTCGATACCCCAGACGGACCCAAGCCAATGAGCAGCAAATAAATATTTCCGCCACGGTCAAGGCAGGGATACAGGATCGATTATTAAATTCAGGGGCTTGATCCTAAACGACTTGATGGAACCAAGCGAGGACCCCTGAACCACGAGGTAGGGGGTTTTCAGCCTGCCTCCGGTGCTTGGCTTTAGGCCGGTCTCTACGGGGGCTGGCCGTTTTTGTGCCTGATTTACAGGGGGTTATGAGGAAGGTGGGGGATTTTGACGGGATTTTGAGCCGGGGGGACGATAGTTGATAATAGTTGACAATAGCCGAGCGGCTGGGATACAATATGGGATACAATCCTATAACATCTTATGGCAGCAGGCAATTATTTCTTGATCAGGCGGCAGCGGCAGGGGAAACCTCCGGGGGATTACCATGAGGAGTGGTATATCAGACTGAAGTTCCCAGGGAAGCCTGAAAAGCTGATGAACAGCGGATATGATATCTGCCCGAAATGCATGGCGGCGGCGGATATCGCCGGACTGCGGGAGAGGGAGAAGTGCGGGTGCAGGGTGAAGTCTGCCAAGGCGGCGCGCGGGATGCTGGAGGGGTGGAACGATGCGCGGATGATCGGCGCCTTCGAGCAGGCGCGGATGGTCAGGCAGGTGGCTACGCTGGGGGATATTTTCGCAGCCTATATGGCGGACGGGGTGCGGATTTTGAAGGACGAGAAGAGTCAGAGGCGCAATGTGCATTCGCTGCGCAGGGTGGTGGCTTTTGCGCTGGGCCTGTGGCGGGTGCATGAGGGGGGCATCGCGGGGGTGAAGCTGGGGGCGCTGGTGGCGGATGAGGGGAAGATAGCCAAGCTGCCGTCCAGCGTGCTGACGGGGGAACTGCGGGAGCAGTATTTCCGCGCGGCGCAGGGCGGGGCGCTGGATTGGAATGAGCCGCAGGAGGGGAATGTGAGCATCAATAGCACTCTGAAGCAGGGCATGGATGTTTTCTCGAAGAATGCGCTCTATCACAAGCTGAAGGGTCTGCAGTTGCCGCCGCTGGATGGATTCCTGAAGGGGCCAAAGCTGCCGGAGGAGGATAGTAAGCCGGAGCCGCTGACGGTGGGGCAATGGGAGGCGATGATGGCCGCAGTGCCGGCGCTGGACAGGGCGCACCCGGATATGGGGCTGGTGAATGCGCTGCTACGCCAGACGGGCCTGCGGAGCAGCTACGTGGAGAATGCCTGCGGGAGCTGGCTGGAAACTCACGAGGGGCGGACTTTCATGGTGATACGGAACCGGCCGGAGGAGGGGACGCCTGACGAGAAGGGGCGCTATCCGGTGCCGGCGTTCCGGAAGAAGAGGGGAACGCGGGACCAGCAGATCCCGATCGGCCCGGGACTGGCGGCGCGGCTGGCGGGTAGGACGGGATACCTAGTGCTGCCAAAGGGGACGGCGGCAGCAAGGCAGGAGCTGGTAGGCAAAGGGCACAATGGCTGGCTGAAGACGTATATCGGCGGGGCGGGGGAGCGGGGGCAGGGGAATCACCGGCTGCGGGATACGGTGGCGAGTGTGCTGTGGTCAGTGGATTGCCCGACGGCGGCGCAGGAGGCGCTGGGGCACTCCTCGGTGGATACTACGGCGAAGCACTACGGGAAGAAGATCCATGTGTGCCCGGGGATGCGGGAGGAGCTGGCTGCTTGGTTGGAGGTGAAGTAGGCGCCGGTCGGAGGTCAGGGGGTGGAGAGGATGTGCTGGAGGTAGGCGCGGCCGGCGGGGGTGAGGGTGAGGACGAGATTCCGCCGGATGAGGCCGCTGGGGGTGATGAGGTGCTGCGCTACGCTGGTGATGAGATCGGACTGGGCGAGGACGCCGGCGCTGTAGAGGCTGGCTGGCTTTGGAATACCGGCGCGCTCCCGGATGCGGGCGAGGGATTTGCCTTTGGGCTCTTCGGCTAGGGACAGGAGGATGGCGAGGGCGTCCTGGGTGAGGCCGAGGCTGTTCCCAGGGCCGCGGAGGCAGCGGAGGGTGCGCAGGATGAGGTGAGGAGAGGCTGGGGACTCAGGGGGCATTTTGTTATGGGGCGAAGACGAGGAAGGAGCAGAGGAGGAAGATGACGGCGGCCACGCTGAGGACAAGACCGTGGAGGAGGATGGTGAAGTATTTCATGGGGAAGCGGTCAGGGGGCAGTGGTCAGAGGTCAGAGGTCAGAGGTCAGAGGTCAGAGGTCAGAGGTCAGAGGTCAGAGGTCAGAGGTCAGGCTTCGGGCGGAGTGGCGATCGGGAAGAAGAGTCCGCGGGTGGTGCCGCGGAGCTGCTGGCGGCGGATCTGCCGGGCCTCGAGGAGGGCGCCGAGGTGCGGGAGGATGGTGGATTCCGCCAAGCCGGTGTGGATGGCAATATCTCCGAGGGTGAGGCCGCCGGGGGCGTCAATGATGGCCTGAGTGATGGCGGCGCGGCCGGCTTTTGCGATGGGGCTCATGGGGTGCGGTGATGCGTGATGGTTGAAGGCGTGGCGGGTGCGGTGAGGGCGCGCCACGCGGCGTGGAGCCGGGTGGTGAGGCGGGCCGCCGGCGGGAGGGCGGGCAGGGTGGGGTGATTCATGGGGAAGCGGTCAGGGGTCAGAGGTTAGCGGTCAGAGCTCGGGCGGGGTGGGGCATTCCATCCAGGCGATGATGTGGCTGTCGAAGGCGTCTTCGGTTTCGGCGTTGAACCACTCGATGTGGTCGGTGAAGGGGCGCTGGGCCCCGGTCTCGCAGACGGCGGTGAAGACGCCTTCCCCGTCTGTGGCGAGGACGATGCGGGTGGTGCTGGGGGCGAACTGGTCGGCGGGGATCCAGTCGGGCCAAGTGCCGGTGGGGGTGGCGGAGAGGAGCGCGGGGCGGCCGGCGCGGGGCAAGGTGATTTCGGTGGACGAGGGCGGCGGGGGTAAAGTAGGGTGGGACATGATGATTTGTTTTGTGCTAACCTAATCGATGGAAACTGTTGTTCTTGTGTCGATCTTTGTGGGCGCTGGATTGTTTTGGTGCTGGGCGGAGAGTCATTTGAGTCACGACACCCGGGCGATTATCAAAAACCTGCTGGTGCTGGCTTTCGCTCTTTTGTTGGCGGCGGGATTGGTGGGCCAATGTTCTGACGGGCAGGAGGAGGCTCGAATGAAAACGTGGAGAGATGGCTACGAGGCGGGGAAGGAGAGAATGCTGGAGGAGAGTCCGGAGCCGGATGAGGATGTGGAACCGAAAGGGCTGACTGATCAGGAGCGGCAGCAGCGGTGGAGCGATAGGTTCGACAACGAAGCGGCTATCCGGGAGGCGGTGACGGAGGAGGAGCGCGCCGCGGCGGTGCGCCGGGCGCAGGAAAACGAGGAGCACTGGCGCCTGCTGGAGGCGACAAGAGGCCGCTAGTGGCGCGGCCGATCTCCGGCGGCGCCGGATGAGGGAAGTGGTGGTTTTCATGGCGGGGAATCGCGGCATTTTTTAGCAGCGGCCCGCGGGATGGCAAGGATTTTTGTTTACAATTTGCAGAATGCCACAAATTGCATCGGCGCTGGCTATGAGATTCCCGGGGTCGCGCGCATTCGGAATTTTTTCCGGATCATTACAAACTTAATTGTAAATTAATTCCGGTGGGGATGAACAAGGGCCCAGCGGTCCCCGTAAAGCCACACCTTCAAAATTAAAAAAGTGCACACCTCACCTCACCTCACCTCACCTCACCTCACCTCACCTCACCTCACCTCACCTCACCTCACCTCACCTCACCTCACCTCACCTCACCTCACCTCACCTCACCTCCTCGCCTGGGTTGTTGATGGTGGAGGTGCTGCTGGAGGCAGATGATTTGTTATTCCTGGATGCGGTGGCGAAGGTGCAGGGGGCGGGACGGAGTAGGGGGGAGATGGTGCAGATGGCGATACGGCATTTCCGCGCCTCCTGTGAGGCGCGGGCGGGCGGTAGTTTAAGCGGGGAAGTCGGGGCTGGTGCCTTGGGCGCGGCGAGTGAGCAGCTCGAATAGCTGGCTGAGCTCGGGATCGGTGGGGAGATTGGCGCCCCAGAAGTCTAGAGCGGCGGTCTGGGCGGGGGTGAGGGTAGGGGACCAAGTGGCGACACTGTCGGTGATGGTCTCGGTATTGGGAGTAATGATGCCGTCCAAGAGATGCGGGTGGGCGTGCAGGAGGTCGCGTAGCCACGCGGCGGCGAGGGGACCAATGTCCGGGGTGGGGACGGCCTGCAGGTAGCCGATGATGTGCTCGTCCCGGATGGTGCGGTTGCCATTGAGGTGCTGGTTGACGGTGGCGCGGTGGACGCCGGCGCGAGCCGCGAAGTCGGCTTGAGACCAGTCTTGGAGGGCCATGATCCGCAGCAACAGCTGTGCGGTGTGGGGGGTGGAAAACATTACGCTGGGCGCTTTCATGGGGCTTTTTGGGGTGAGGTGGATCGAGGGGAGTGTGGTGGGCGGAATAATTCCGCGCAACGGCGGAGGAGGAGGGAACGGGTCTCGAGGCGGGCGACTGTGCTGCAATTTGTAAATTGTTGCAAATGGAGTGAAACCCTACTTGCGTTGATCATTGTGACGTGCCACAACTTGCAGCACAATGACGGATATCATTAATAAATCAGAAACGGCCTACGCCCGGGAAACGGCACTGGGCGAGATCGAGCGGGAGGTCAGTCTGTTTGGCCGCCGGGCGAAGGCGCCGGCGGCCAAAGTGGCCTTCGCGGAACTACAGCAGGAGCTGCTGCATGTGCGCCGCCGCTGGCTGGACGCAGGGCTACTGCCAATGCCGCTGGCGATGGCCAGCTGAGGGATGCCCTCAAACACGACCCACTCAACCAACCCACTACTTGTTATGTTTGATCTGCAAAATTTTCCTCTGACTCTGAAAATACTGGCCCATGCCCCGGATAGCTCGGGCGGGGAGGCTCTGCGTGAGCTGCTGTGGAGTGCTTTTAACGAGCACCGGGTGTGCCAGCTGTGGGAGTGCCTGGGGGATCTGACCCGGGAGGAGCGGGAGGAGGTGGTGCAGCTATTCCTAATGCCGGCGGGTGCCCGGGCCCGGGTGCTGCGGGTGGTGCTGGAGGAGGCAGGGGAGATGGACCGGATTGATGAGGTGGAGACGCGGACGATGGTGCGGATGGAAGAACGGAGGGCTGCGCTGTGAGTCTCCCCGTGACGATACGGCGGGGCGGGTCGTTCTCGGTGGTGATCCCATCAGATCCGGCGGTGGTGGCGGCGCGGGATGCGGCGCTGGATGCGCACTGGAAGGTGGAGGAGGAGGACTGGGAGGCGATGCGCTCGGCGCTGCCTCACCGAAACGAGGTGCGCCCGGGGATGCTGGAGCGGCAGGAGCGGCTGCAGCAGGATCGCAGCCTGGGATGGCGGACGCGGGAGGATGATCGGAATCTTTGGCCGATGACGGGGGAGCGATACCTGCGGGCGCTGATCGGGAATTTCGCGGAGCTGCGGCATCACCTGACGGAGATGGATGCGGAGATGGCGGCGCGGCCGGAGGAGTTCCGCGGGCGGACGGGGTTTGATCTGGAGCTGTGGCGGACGTGTGCGGTGCGGATAATGCAGCCGGATGAGTATACGCTAGTGGCTTTTATCTACTGGGTGGTGGCGCCGGATAGTGACACGGGCCGGGCGGCGCAGCGGGAGGTGCTGAAAGGGCTGATGCTGTGGAGCAACCGGAGCAGGCAGCAGTTTGGCACGTGGATGCAACATCCGTTTTTCCCTGATCTGGGCTGAGGCGCCCGGTGGTTTTTACCCTTTTTGACTTTTTGTTATGACTGATTTTGTTTCGATTTTGATCAACGCGGTGATCGGCGACGATACTCTGCTGGGTGGCCTGCTGATAGTGATGGGGCTGACCGGGCTGGCCATATGCCTGTGGGCATGGCACCTGGCGGTGCTGGGTGGCCGGCAGCTGCGGGAGCAACGGGTGCGGCAGATGCGCGAGGACTTGCTGACGGAACGGCGGATGCGGCGCCGGGAGCGGGGCCGGAATTCGTGGGGGGTCTGATTTGTTTTTCTGACGGTCTCTTTTTGTCATGGCATCGCCTTCCCTGAAACCTAAGCCCAAGCCTGCGGCTGCCGGTGCGTCGCGGCCTGCGGTGTATTCGGTGGAGGAGCTGGCGGACCTGCTGCGGGTGCGCGAGGCGATGGTGCTGGCAATGCTGGAGGGCCGGCTGTCGGTGTTCCCCGGAGCATGGCAGGAGGCGGATGGATCGGGCTGGAGGATCCCGGCCCGGGCGGTGGAGCTATACCTGCACCGGAGGGCGGAGCCGCTGTTCACTTATCAGGAGGCGGCTGATTTTTTGGGGGTGCATAAGGTGACGGTGCAGAAGGCCGCGGCGGATTGGCTGCGGGGGGATCTTGATGGATTTGCCACGGTGGAGCTGATGCTGCCGGGCTGTGCGCTGAAACGGAACCCGAGGATCACGCTCAGTGAGCTGATGCGCCACGTGCAGGTCAGTCGCACCGCGGCGGCCTGACGGCCCCGCCCCTCCTTTTATTTTTGCCATGGAAGACCCCGCCCAGTCATTGCCAACGCCTACCCCTCCCTCCTATTTTTTGGGGCAGGGGGATGATGGGCAGAGAGAGCTGGCTTTGGAACTGGAAGGGCTGCTGGATGCGGCCGGCGGTGCGGCGCGCGGCAACTACACTGCGGAGCGATTCCGGGAGCGTGAGCCTAAGCGGTATGCCTTGATCGTGTCAGGGCTGGCGCAGGGGTATTCCAAGCAGGCGCTGGCCCGGGCGATTGGGGTGGCGTGGGAAACGGTGAGGGCGGTGGAGAAGGTGGAGGCCTCGAAGTCCATACTAGAGGAGAAAAAAGGATTTGCTGATGGGCTGGCCGATGTGATCGAGCTGGGCATCGATGGCCTAAAGGTGAAGGCCCGGGACGGGAAGCTGAGCGCGCTGGATGTGGCGGTGCTGACCGACAAGTTCCTCGTCCTGCGGGGTGAGGCGTCGTCGATCGTCGAGAGCCGCGGAGAGGATCCGGCGGTGGCAGCCTACCGGGAGTTCATGCGGCAGATGGGTCTGCAGGCGGCGGATGTTTTTGCAAAGGGCGGCGCGGCCGCCGCGGTGCGGGTGGTGGGCGGTGAGGTGGTCGAGATCGAGGGGGCAGGTGGTTTGCAGCCACTCGCTCAAGGTGCGGAAACCCCTGTAAATCAAGCATGAAGGCCTGCTGTATCCCTGTTCGTTGCCTCTGCGGGCGGCCGGTGCCGGTGGGCGGCCGGTCGTTTGGCGGTGCGGTGGGGGGGGGGGGTCGCCTCGGCGCGCCGTGTTCCATTCTTATATACCATAACCATTCCCAGAATTTATTCCAATGCCTCCAGTCGCTGATACCCTAATGGCCGAGCAATACGGCGTCCCTGTCTCTCTGATCACCACC